GTCGAACTTAAGCAGCGATCCAGTCTCAAACCAGTTCGCGGGGTGGGGGGTCGTTTTAAGGAGTCCCAGAGCAGCTAATCTATAAAGTATGGGATTAGCGAACGCGAATATTAAAATATTTTTTTCCAAATAAAAATGCCACAGGTAATTTTTGAGAAAGATGATTGGTCTACGATAGTATACCTCTTCACTAATATAAACGAACCCAATCATAATGGAAAAGCAATGACTCGTGCTGCCCTCAGAGAGTTTATTGCAAGACAACCTGTAGAGAGTTGCAAAGAACCTATAACCGTCCATTGGAATAAATCTGACACTAGCACATATTGTGTTATAGCATGTTCAAGGGTTAACGTAGGTGTAGATATTGAATACATGAGAAAACGTGACTTTCAAAAGATCTCTACCAGATACTTTGACCCTATAGAGATTACTGATGACATGGAGATCTTCTATGACATCTGGTGTCAGAAAGAAGCATACACTAAATGGAAGAAAGAGAAACTTGCAGAGAATATCAGAGTGGTTGTAGATAGACCTATGATACCTTTAGAGAATCTACCAGATAACGTTGTTGGATATCTTTGCACTTGACAATGTGTTGATTTCAATATATAATAAATAATACACATCTCTTTTTCTCTTATGCGTTACGTTCTATATGACGATTCATTCGATGAGGTAGGTACATATGACAGTATCTACGATCTACGTAAGTTTCTCTGTGATAGAAAGTATGATATAGACTGCGATAAGGATATAGGAGATACATTTGATTACATTAAACATATCAGATGGCACTTTGACATTAAACAAGACTAGGAGGATTCATGTCAGGAGATTACTTCACTCACACAGATAGAAGGTATGACGAAATATTAGAGAGGTTAGATGCCTTAGAGAAGAAGGTGTCTAATTCTAAACTCCTCATGAAGAGAACTTTAGATGGCGAGTATGAGAGACTCGTTGATGTTGTAGTGGAGCATGATAGAACTATTACTGAGATAGTGGAACATACTGTGGGAACGTTAACTGAAGGCGATGACGCTAATTGGTAAGAAGATACTTGAAGGACTTGTTCTAGCAGGGGTAGTAACCTTTCTAGGACTTGTCTTTTTGTTTGAGATAATAGACCTCTTTGTGATTGAGCAGATTAAGAGGAAGTTCTTTAAGAAGAAAAAACCGCGTCGTACCCCGCGTAGGGTCTCTAAATAATTCGGAAGACTATGTTTAATCTTGGTATGGATACTCTAGAAGGGAAGTTCGTAATAAAAGACGAGGGTGAACTCCTCGAATTCGATAGATGTGGTGACCTTCCCGATACGTTTGATCACCTGATATCATTTGAACCGACGGTTCCACCCGAACCTCATAGCGTCAGTGACCATGTTGAGATGAGTAAATGGTCTGAGTATCTACAAGAACTGGTCAAGAGAGAAAGAAAGTGAGTGTAACGATAACACCTGATGAAGCAACTGGTCTTACTGATATAACGAGACCTAACTTTGCTATGAACCAAACTGTAAGTGCAAGTGCTACAGCAACCTCTCCTAATGTTGCCAATGTAACTAATGTGACTGCAAGTGTAGTAGGGACACAACCTGACCTAGTAATTACCTCTGGCACTACAAGTGTCAATATAGGGGGAACGTTACAAGATCCTTTTTTAGATCAGTTTACCTATGTTGAGAGAGGAACTGATCCATCACTCTATCCAAAGGTTCCTGTGACTGTAACGAAGGTTGATAATATGCCCGCTGATAAGCAACTGTATAATTTGAATCAAGATAATACGACACCATATATTGAAACGTTTACTGTTACAGTGCAATGGGAAGAAGGACCTGTGGGTAACTTAGTAGCACAGACTCCTGCAACATTCACTTTAGAATTGAAGATAAATAATGCATACGAAGGAATACGTTCCTTTATATCAAATTACTATACGTAAGATGCCCGCAGTTACAAGAGTAGGAGATGCAGACGCTGCCCATTGTTCTGGAATGTCCAGAGCACAGGGTAGTCCTAACGTCTTCTGTAATGGTAGACCTATCTCTCGACAAGGAGATAAGAATACTACACACCTTAAACCTGGCAGTCCATGTCCACCTCACTCCGCTGCTATTGCAAGTGGCAGTTCTACTGTCAAAGTAAATGGCAAAGGATGTGGTAGAGTGGGAGATGGAATATCAGGTTGCACATCTGTGGCAGCAGGATCATCAAACGTATTTGCAGGATAAATTATGGCAATGACATGGAACACTGGAAACAGTATAGAATCGAAACCAAAGAAAACAGCACAAGGTCGTGGACAACACACGAAGTATAGTGCTACATCACGTAATCAAAAGAAGAAGAGGTATCGTGGCCAAGGCAAATAGAATAGTTGACGGTAAAAGGAATGCAAATGTTCCTGTAGATATGTCAGATCACTTCTACGATCATGGTAATGAGTATTGCAGATACCTAATTACTGATCCTCGTAGTGACAGACAAGGTAAGAAACGTAAACCATTCGAGAAACTAGTATAAATAACAATTGATAAAGAATTGTTACCTTATAGATGTCTTTGATATCGAAGTCTTTTAGAGATTTCTCTTTAACATTTGAAAAGAATGCAGTGACCAACGATGTTCTGTCACTTAAGAATGAGGCTGCAATCAAGGAATCTGTGAAGAATATCGTTCTTTACAATTTCTATGAGAAACCATTTAATCCATTCTTCGGTGGTAACATAATTGGTTTGTTATTTGAGAACTCCACACCTACATTAGAACTCGAAGTTAAGAACAGAATATCCAATTCAGTTGAGATACATGAACCTAGAGTTACCGCTGTAACGGTAGACGTAGACTTTGAGGAAGATCGAAACGAACTGAACTGTAGTGTCAACTACTTGATATTAGGAATACGTCCTAAGTTTGATGATGTTAGCGTAATCTTTAAACCATAATGGCATTCAACCAAGTTAATGCCCTTGAATTCAACGAGATCAAGGCACAAATAAAAGAGTATATGAAGTCACAGTCGCAATTTAGCGATTATGACTTTGAAGGATCCTCTTTGACAGTGCTTATTGATGCATTAGCATACAATACTTACTATACAGCGGTCAATGCGAACCTTGCAGTCAACGAAGGGTTCCTTGAAACAGCAGTTTTACGAGAAAACGTTGTAAAACTTGCAAGAATGATCGGTTATACACCAAGGTCAGCACGTTCAGCAAGAACAACAGTCAATATTTCAGTTCAAACAGCGTTTCCATATCCAAAATCTGTTACAATTGGTGGTGGATTGGTTCTAAACTTCACAGGATTGGATAATAACAACTTTGTTTTCTCAATTCCGACTGATACATCGCAATCTGTAGACAGTTTGACAGGAATTGCAACATTTAACAACACAGTTTTATACGAAGGACTATATCTTACCGACACTTTTGTAAAAGATACAACGCAAAGACAGAGATTTATACTTACAAACGATAGATGCGACACTTCTAGCATGATTGTAGAGGTCACTTCTGGAACAATTACTGAAAAATATCTGCAAGCAACTGATATTACTAAGATAGATTCTACTTCTAAGGTATTTTTCTTAGAAGAATCTGAGTATCAGATACCAGAAATCCTATTTGGTGATGGTGTTGTAGGAAAATCATTAGATAACGGTGATGTTGTAACGGTAAAATATACAACTTCAGCAGGAATCGGAGCAAACGGACTCAAGGTATTTGAAAATATCGGAACTTATCGTGATAATTTAGGAAATGCGATAACTTCTGGCATTACAATAAGTGCTGTTTCGTTCCCAGATGGCGGTGCAGAACCAGAATCTACGGAAGCAATCAAATTTTCTGCTCCAAAGTTCTATTCTGCGTTCGGTAGAGCAGTTTCGACACGCGATTATGAAGCAATCATACCCCAAATCTATCCAAACGTGAGTTCTATCTCATGTTATGGTGGTGAAGAAGCGGAACCACCCGAATATGGTAAGGTATTTTTGGCAATCAAACCAAAAAATGCTGATAAATTATCACTTTCAGAGAAAAATTCTGTTTTAAAGAAGCTCAGAGAGTATTCTGTAGCAGCAATTCAACCAACAATCATTGATCCGTCCATACTTTATGTGGATTTGATCAGTTTTGTCTACTATAATCCCAATCTTACACGTAGAACTCCTGCAGAAGTTAAGAATTTGGTGATTACAACGTTAACTACACTTAATTCAAGTGCTGAGTTTAACAAATTTGGTGGCAAGTTCAAGTATTCTAAGGTGCAGAACATAATTGATGACGCTGAGAGGTCGATCACGTCTAATATTACACGTGTTGCAATGAGAAAGAACATTACTGTGGATCTCAACACTCGTGTTAACTACAAAATCTGCTATGGTAACAGAATTAACAAGCAAACATCAACTGCTCCTTCTGTTTCTTCCAGTGGATTTAATATTGTAGGTGACGACATTAACACATACTACTTAAATGACGATGGTGCAGGAACTTTACGTTTGTATTACGTCAAAGGAACTGGTGAATTTGAATATGTTGATGGACTATGGGGATCTGTAGATTATGATATGGGTGAAATTACAATTAACGATTTGATTATCCAGTCTACAAGTGTAGTAAATAATACATTACAGATATCTGCAACACCCAAGTCAAATGACCTCGTTTCTCTGCGAGAAACGTATATTACTATGGGTATAGATAACTCGGTGATTACTGTAGTAGAAGATACTATCAGTAGTGGTTCAAACTTATCTGGAACAGGAGTTATTCCAGAATCTAGCTATTAATAAGCATGACCAATAGTTCTTGGAGAGTTGGATCGTGGACGACGCCCACTACAACGGTTTCACAACCGCCTGTACCGTCAGAAGTCAGTCCAGAGTCCAGATCCAAAATATCAACCAATATTTTAGGGCAGTTTCCCTCTTTTATAAGGGAACAGTATCCTACGTTCATAGATTTTGTCAGAGAATACTATAAATCACAAGAATTAAAGGGATATTGCTTCGACATAATTCAAAACTGGTCGGATTATTACAATATTGACAATTATGGCGATCTAGTTACGACTACAACGCTAATTTCTGCTGTTACAACGTCTTCTACAACGATTGACGTTCAATCTTCACGTGATTTCCCGAATGAAGGTCTTTTGATGATAGATGATGAGATCATTTACTACCAAAAGAAGGGATCTACACTTTTCCAAGACTGTGCAAGAGGATTTAACGCTGTAAAGTCAGTTGGAATCACTTCTGAATACAAATTTGAGTCTACAACCGCTGCTGTGCACACTATTGGCACAGAAGTTGTCAATTTAAACAATATTTTCCCACTCTACATGCTTGGGAAGTTCAAAGAACAGTTCTTATCGACATTTCCTAAAAATTTCGCGAACGGTGTCACAGAAAGCACTGTAATAAAACGAATAAAGGACTTTTATGCTTCAAAAGGAACAGGTAGGTCTTTCCAGTTCGTAATTAGGTCACTTTTTGGCGTTGAGTCTCAAGTGTCTTATCCGAGAGAGCGAATATTCAAACCTAGCGACGCATATTACACTTCTAGAGAAATTATTCGTGCAGTTCCTGTTTCTGGGAACCCAATTGAACTTGTAGGGCAAGTTTTATACCAAGATGCTGATCCAAACGACCCAAATGTCCTTGCAGCAAGAATTTACGTAAAAGGAGTTGTAGAAGTCTTCACAGCAAGTGGAACCATCTACGAAATTGACGTAGATACGAATAATTCACTCGGAACCTTCGTAACTCCGTATAAAACTGTCCTAGCACAAGATTTAGGTGCTAATTTAACCGATACCGTTGTTACAGTCGATTCTACACTTGGATGGCCAGAGGTAAACGGTAAATTTAGGATAGAAGACGAAATAATCAGTTATACCGACAAAACAGTTACACAATTCCTTGGATGTAGTCGTGCAAGAGATAATACAAGCAATGTAGCACATGATGCAGGACAAGAAGTGTTTGCTGCGTTCAAAATCTATGGAAACTCGAATATTGACAACTCTGAGATCCAATTAAAGATATTTGGAGGAACTAGAGGAGTAATTCTTAATAGTGGTGGAAGATACTACTTACCAGACTCAAAAGTCACCACACCCGCTGCACCTGGCTTTGACAGCATTGATCCTATATGGGATTCGTTTATATACAATGTCAGACGTGCTCTCAGAGGCGTCTCAGCGACCCTAGCAGCACCCGCACAGGATAACTCGGTTAGAGTTACCATTGTGACCGAAGAGAAGCATAGATTGGTCAGAGATGACTCAGTTAGGATTCTAAACGCTCCAGAAGACATTTACAACAACTCTCACACTGTAGTAGGTATTGTTGACGACTTTACGTTCGAGTTTGTTCTATCAACATCTCCTGCTTTCGGTATATCCAATTTCCAGTTTTATATTGCTAAAGAATTTGCATTTGGTAAGTCAGATGACAATTCTATCAATCTATCAATCAAAGATACCACAGGTGACGTTCAGAACACATATAAGTCAACTACTGACGCAATAGTCGCTAGTACAGGTATTCCAACACATAAGATAGGACCTTTTGGTTCTGGAGACCTAGATCCTGGCAATCAAAGATATTTGAAGCGTATTCCAATTACACCAAGTATTAAGTCGGATAAAACTGCAACTCCAATAGGACAAATCGCTATTGGTGCAAATGGTGTCCCATTATTCTCATATAAGTCTGAAACTACGAAAAAGTTTGGTGGTATCAAAACTATCGAGAGAATCAACGGTGGATCTGGATATGACATCACAAACCCACCGACTGTAGAGTTTGAACCTGAGTATAAGTTAGATACAGCATATGCATCTGGATTACGTGTTACATGGAACGGAAATAGATACAGATCACTCAATGCGGGCAAATCATCCGCAACAGCATATCCTGTTCATACTGTAGGGGTCAATACTGTAGGAACTATTGATTGGGAGTATGAGGGAACTACCGCAACTGCAGGAGTTGTTATTACAGGTTCCGTAACTTCTATCAACGTTACTAATGGAGGAAGCGGATATATCACGCAACCTATCGTCTCTATTGTTGGTGGTGGTGCAACAAGTGGTTCTCAGGCGTTTGCTACCGCACAGATTACCGCAGGGACTGTAACTGGTATTACCATAGTAAACGGAGGAAGCGGATATACTAGCGTTCCAACCATATCAATATCTGGTGGAGGAGGAACAGGTGCGACTGCTGTTGCGGTATGTCGAGGTCCTGTAGACAGTATCAACATAGTAAATGCGGGAACACAGTATACTTACGAACCAACTATCAATCTAATCAGTGGTAGTGGTGCTGTTGCGTATCCATCAATCCTAAACGGAAAGATAGAGAGTATCATCGTTACATTCGGTGGTAGTGCATACTTCGGTCCTCCTGACGTTGTTATTACTGGTGATGGAGTTGGTGCTACTGCATTTGCTACAGTTGACCTATCTTCAAACATTGTTACAAGTATTACGGTGTCCAGTAAGGGTATTGGGTATACAGCGGGTAATACACAAGTTAGTATTGTATATCCTGGCTCAGGTGCACAATTCCAGACTAGACTTACAGAACTATCAATAAACGAAGCAGCAACAGGCGATGAACTAGGAGATAGTAACTTTGTATCACCCAAGACTTCTGATCCTTATGGTGGAGTCACATTCCGTGGTGAAAACTTCTTGATCTATGGTGGAGAGTATGGATACCTCTATAATCCAAAACAACTACGTTTCTTACTTAAGGACAGTATTGGTTTAGACAATAGCGGAAACTTACAGGAGTTACCTCCTACTGTGCACTCACCGATCATTGGTTGGGCATATGACGGACATCCTGTTTACGGACCTTACGGATATGAGGATCCTGAGAATAGTGCTCCATTCAATGCATACAAACGTATTAGAAGTAGTTACAGAGTAAAGACTAGCAGAGATGCTCTTCTAAGCGGTCTCAGCGACCCTCTAGGGACTTATATTGAAGATTATGAATATGTGGAAGGTTTAGGTGATTTAGACCGTTATAATGGCAGATACTGCGTTACTCCAGAATATCCAAGTGGAATATACTGTTACTTCACAACTATTACAGGAACAACTGGTGATCCTGCATTCCCATACTTTATTGGGGAAAACTTCTATGGAGAAGCGGATGCAGTCAACTGGAACGGTAATGGACTACAAAGAAACTTTACAGAGGACGCAATACGATACAGAGCTCCATTTGTAGGTGTTGATAACATTGTTGCAAAGAGAAAGGAATTAGATAACAAAGTTGACTTCTTCCTAGCATTAGAAGACAGCACAACATTGATTGTGATGGAAACAGGTGAAACTCTTACATACATCGAAGATGGTATTGGATATTATAGTTACTACCCATTCATCAGAGGTGG